GGGAACGCATTATGAAAATATCGGGCATTAAAGGCATTAAGGTAATCGATATGCTGCCCGATAACAACGTACTGCTTGTCCAGATGACTTCCGATGTGGTTCGCCTTGTTCGTGGTATGGGGTTACAGAATGTGGAATGGCAGACGGAAGGTCGTTTCATAACGAAGTACAAAGTAATGACCATCCAGGTTCCACAGATACGCGCTGATCAGGAAGGCAATTGCGGTATAGTTCACGGATCTACAACTTAATGGTAATAGGATAGATAGCTTGTTCAGCTAATCAGGCTGACTACCCTAATTGAAGGGGTGGAATGATATGAAACGAACTAAAAAGAAAGTTGAAGAAACTAATTCGGAAAATGAGAAAATGATTAAATGGGTTAAGACAGGGGGAGGAACCTTCACAACTAAAGACGGTAGGGTTATAAAGTCGGGGGAGATTTTCTACGCTCCTGCTTACGTTATTCCTAAAACTTTTAGAGACATTATCGTACCAGTAGATGAACAAGCGGAGATAGACGAATGAACAACAGATTGGATTCTCCAGTACTTATAACAGGAATACCCAGAAGCGGAGCCAGTATGATTGCTGGTGTATTCGAAATATGCGGAGCGTTTTTCGGGTCTATTGATAGACCTGGCAAGAACAGTCCGAGAAGCCTGTTTGAAAATAAGAGTATATTCAAATATGTTGAACAATACCTAAAATCAGTAAATTGCGATCCTGCTGGTCAATATCCTCTCCCCAATACGAAAGAATTGCCTATTCCTGCTGAATGGGGATCTAAAATCAAAAACATTATTCAGCAGGAAGGTTACGATGATAAAAATATTTGGGTTTACAAAAGTAACAAGACAGCTTTAATGTGGCCTGTTTGGAATTATGCTTTTCCTAATGCCCGTTGGATCATTGTTAGGCGTAGAAGTGGAGATATAATTGATTCCTGCCTAACGACTGGTTACATGAAAGCGTTTAAAAATCCTGGTAGTTGGGAAAAGGTAGGGGCTTCTAACGAGAGAGAAGCCTGGTTGTGGATGATTCACCAATACGAACAATGTTTTGTTGAAATGATTTCTTCGGGCTTAAATTGTAAGGTTATTTGGCCTGAAAGAATGGTGAATGGGGATTATTCGCAAATGTACGAAACTTTGGAGTGGGTAGGCTTAAAGTGGAACACAAAAGTTTTAAACAGAATACTCGCCTACATCGATCCAAAGTTTTGGAAGGTAAGGAGGAATTGATATGGCCTCCAGAGTAACAGCAGAAGAAGTGAGAGCTATTCTAAACGATACTGAATTGACTGACGATATTATTGATACGTACATTTCAAGCGCAAACGTATTTGTAAATCAAGTGTTAGTTTCTACTTCTTTATCCTCCGATGTACTTAAAGAGATTGAACGCTGGTTAACAGCTCATATGATAGTAATTTCTAGGGAACGGTTAACTAGAGAAGAAGGCGCTGGGGGAGCTAAAGTTGTTTATATGGGAGAAGTAGGAAAAGGTTTAGAAGCTACGCCATACGGCCAAATGGTATTGGAATTAGATACAACCGGCAAAATGGCTTCTTTAGCTAGTAAACCTGCTTGGATTAAAGCTATAAGGAGTTTCCGGTAATGGTCAGCAATATCACTAAGTTTATCAAATATGTATGTGTTCAAGACGCTGTTTACTGGGCTCCTTTAGGACTAGATGGTTACGGAAGTATGCGTTACGAACAACCCAGAACAATAAAATGCCGTTGGACTGATACTACCAAAACAATAATGGACAATAATGGGTCGTTGATTGTTTGTAAGGCTGAAATTTTAGTTACAGAAGATTTGCAAGTTAATGGAATGCTTTACCTTGGAGACTTAGATCAATTAACGGAAGAACAGAGAAACAATCCATTGTTGTTGGATGAAGCATATACGATTAAGCGAGTAGATAAAGTGCCTTTATTCCGATCTACTGACGAATTCGTAAGGACGGTGTACCTGTAATGGCTTGGTTGGAGGGCATGAATGAAGTCCTTAGAAACCTCAACAAAGAAATAAAGAATATCGAAGGCCGTACTGAATCAGGTATGATTCGAGCCGCTATTCAGGTTCGTAGAGATATGGAAAAAACGCCGCCTATCATTCCTGTTGATACATCTAACTTACGAGCAAGTTGGTTTATAATTACTCGTTCGGGAAGAGGAGCAACGTCAACGCCCACCTTCTCCAACGTAAGCAAAACAACAGGCGAGCGAAGAAGCGTAGATACGCAACAAATGCGAGCCAACCACGAACGAGTAACTCAAAAGGCTTCTTCGGAAGTAAAGCAATACAAATACCCAGTTCTAATTATGGGGTTTTCAGCTAGTTACGCTACAGAAGTACATGAGGATATGACTAAGAAGCGTAAACGTCCTGGTTCTGGTCCAAAATTCCTCGAGCAATCATTAATTAGAAATCGATCGTACATTCTCAAAGTAATAAGGGAGGAGGCTCGTATCAAGTGAAAATAGTTTCCGATGGCATTAAAGATATATTAGTAGACGAAATAATTTCACTGGTCTTTGGACAAAACCTTTTTATTGGCTTTGAACCTCCCAACCCTGATAATTGCGTAACAATATATGATACAGGCGGAGCTGGACTTGATTTAGCTTACGATCGATCTGAACGTTACTATCGAGCTACCTTTCAAGTACGGGTAAGGAACAATTCATATGTAAAAGGATTGGAACTGGCTAACACAATAATGGAAACGCTCCATGGCCGGGGACATGAAGAATGGGGCGATTCAATATACGAGCTCATCCAGTGTACCAGTGGACCAGCATTTATCGGTAGAGATGAGCATGATCGAATGATTTTTGTTATCAATTTTGAAGTGCAAAGGAGGTAAGTATAATGAGCAATACGCCTATTGCAGGTGTTGGAACTGTATTTAATCGAAAAGATCCTACTACGCAGGAATTTGTTGCCATAGCTAGTATCAACAGTATAGAGGGGCCTACTATGTCCCGTGATACTATTGATACCACTGCTTTGGATACTGTGGGCGGCTACAGAACGTTTATCACAGGATTCCGAAATGCAGGTACAATAACTCTTGCAATGAATTTCACTGCCACTGGATTTACATTAATGAAAACAGATTTTGAATCAAATGATGTTCAACAATATCAAATTGTGCTGCCAGATGATGATGAAACGACGTTAACATTTTCCGGCTTGGTTACTGAGATGCCGCTTTCCATACCAACTGATGACAAAGTAACCGTAAATGTAACTATTCAAATTAGTGGTCCAGTAACCCTTAGCTAAGGGTAAATAAATACACAGAAGGAGGCCTAATCATGGCGTTACTAGACAGAAAGGCACTACTTAAGAAAGAAGATTTGAAAATTGAAAAGGTAGATTTAGGTAATGGGGAATTTGTTTATGTTAGGCAGATGAGCGCTAGGGAAAAAGATCAATTTGAAATGTCTTTAATGAAACCTATTTACGATGATAGCGGAAATTTGATTCGGATGGAACAAACGTTAGAAGACTTCAGAGCAAAGTTAGCCGTCAATACAATTTGCGACGAAAAAGGAAATCTCATCCTACTACCTGACGATTATGTATTGCTCAGCAAAAACATTTCAGCAGCCAAATTAGAGAAGATTGTTAATGTTGCGCAAAGATTGAATAGGATAACTGAAAAAGACAAAGAGGAGTTAGTAAAAAACTCCGAGCAAGGCCCAGTCGACGATTCGCTTTCCGACTTAGCAAGGCATTAGGCTATCCGCACCCAGACTACCTTTTAGATATATTGACTTCTGAACAATTAGCAGAGTGGGAAGCGTATAATAGATTGGAGCCAATAGGAGACGAAAGAATTGAATTTTCATTGGCGATGATTTCTTCGGTCTTAACCAACATAGCTATAGCAGCATTAGGCAAACCTGGTGCTAAGCAAACTACGCCTTTAGACTTTTTACCAAAATGGGATGGTGTAGGGGAAGGTAAGGGTAGTGGAAAGGAACCAAAGAAACAGAGTGTAGAAGAAATGAAGAAGATTCTACAAAGCATAGCTGGAGTATACAATAGAAAGAAGGAGGTGGACTAATGTTTCTGGGCGAGTTAGTAGCAAGGTTAGGAGTGGATACTTCTGCCCTTAAACAAGCTAGTGCCCAAATGCAAACATTTGGTACTCAAGCCACCTCTACTTTCTCAAAGGTGTCAAAAGCGGCAATGTCTTTACGGGGAGTATTTGCTACATTAGGCGGAGCTATGGCAGTTAGAAACGTTATACGCTCGGCTTCTGAATACGAATCCGCTTTGATAGATATGGGCAAAGTCACTGATCAATCTTTCGCTGAGATTGATAAACAAATAAAAAGTTTAGATTCCTCACTGGGAAACAGTATTGATCTTATGAAAGGTTACTACCAAGTCATATCAGCTGGTGTTACTGATCCCGTTAGAGCGTTGGAAACATTAACCACCTCAGCTCGTCTAGCCAAAGTAGCACATATAGAACAAAGCGAAACAGTTAAAGCATTAACAAAACTTATGGCAGGATACCGTGGGGCACTTAAAGATACGGTCGATGCAGCAGATTTGTTGATAAAAACAGAAAAGTTAGGGCAAACTTCAGTTGCTGAGTTAGTGCCTGTGATAGGTGAAGTTGCTAACATTTCTAACTTGGCTGGATTACGAGCAGAGGAAATGGCTGGGGCTCTAGCCCTTATAACACAAACAGCCGGTTCTACAGCGGAGGCTACTACCCAATTAAGGGCGCTGATGATTTCGATAGTTAAGCCAACTGACAAAATGGTAAAACTCTTTAGTGAGTTCGGCTCTGTCTCGGAAGCTGTACAAAAACTTGGATTGGTTGAATGGTTACGTAGAGTCCAAGAAGCAGCAGGCGGAGCAGAAGGCGCAGCCAAGCTATTAGGAGGAAGACAGGAAGCTTTAATCGCTTATTCCGCTTTACTTGCTGGTAATTTTCAATATCTTACTAACTATATACGAGAGCTTGAAAGCCGAACGGGAACATTAGATAGGGCTTGGGAGGATTACAGGGAAACCTTTGCTGCTGTTTGGACTGAATTTAGGGATCAATTTAAAGATTTTATGGTAGAGCTTGGTCAAACCATCTTACCAGCTATCACAAAAGCAGTACGGTGGTTGAACGAACATTTCGATACGATGATTGTAGTAGTAAGGACTCTGATACAAGCATTCTTAGGATGGAAAATCGCTAAGATGATTCCAGATTTGTATGGGTTAGCTAAAGCAGTCGATGCTGTAAC